ATTTGCAACTTTTTGCAACTTTTTTGTCTAAATGAAACATTTTGAAACAATTTATATATACTATCTAAAAAATTTTAAGTAATTTACGGAAATAGTTCTTTATTTTTAGTGCCTAAAAATAAATGTAGGTAAATTTACAAACCACTATTTTTGACTTGCACCTACATCTTTCTAATAAAATAGTTTTTTTGTGTTTTTTACTTAAAAACTTTTTTCTATTTTTCGATTTTGGACAATTTTTTTTTGTCCATTTTTCAATTTTACAAAAAAGTTCTTGAAAAAAATAAGCTGTTATATAATTCATCTATTTATTGAACTAACCTAATTACCTTATATGCAGTCAACTAATTATAAATATATGAAAAAATGTAGTTAAATAAATTCAACACTTTTTAATAAAATAATTATATTAATTTAGTATATAGCAATTATGATGTCTAAGAGAAATATAAAAGAATTAAAGAAAAAATCCATTTCACCTCCTAGAAGTAAAACATATATATATAAAAAACGTACATTTATGAATTTATTTACGGAAACATATGAAGATGAAGATGATGAAGATGAAATAGGATTTAAAAAAGGATTAAATCTAGGAGTTTTATGTTCACAGAAAATAGATAATGAATGGGTTTCTGATGTTCTTTTAAATGAACCAGTATCACATGTTGCAGTTGTTTTAGATTCCGATAAAGCAAAACGAGGTATGTGTATATTTAATATATCAGGTAAAGGTAGAAATAAACAATGCTATATTCATTTAGTATGTAGAGCACCATCAACTAGAATGCAAACCAGAAGAAAAAAACAAATCAAAAAAGGTAAAGATATTATGAATGATATCATTAACTTTGCCAAGAAAAAAGGATGCAGAAAGGTAAAACTAAGTGCACTTTTCCATGTTGTTGGATACTACTATAAAGTATTAGGGTTTAAATTTTCAAAAAAAAATAACAGATATTCAGATGAGCAAATGATTGAAGCAGCAAAACAAGCCGCTATTATTGATTCAGTCAATGATGAAGTTACATTTCAAGAATTACCTCGACCATTACGAACTCATATGAAGGGTGTATACAAACAAACAGGTCATGTTGCTTTAAATCAAGAAGATTATGAATCTCTTTTAGACCATCAAGAATATATACTTAGTAATGGTATTACTATGGAATTAGATATTACTCCCAATATTAAAAGAAAAAAAACCAAAAAAACAAAAACCAAAAGAAATACAAAAAAATCACGTAAAAAAACCCTTAGGGTGTAAAAATTGAATAATAATCAATATAATACAAATTATGATATTGATTATCTATAGCGAATAATAAACAAATGTCATCTACCCCTCCTGTAGACCAATGGAAATCCGTTAAGGTATATGGTTTTGATTTTAGAAGCAGACTTAAAGATATGGCTGATACTATAGACCGCCTACAACTATGGAATTGGTTTAAAAATGAATCACCACCACAAGGTAAAGGATACATGTACTGGGGACATGAAAATGTTCAAAAAATTTCAGATAATCTTGAAAATAATGACCATTCTGGTGCAACTTTTGGATTCGCAATGCGTTGTATGCAATCCATTGCGAAACTAGGATTTAATAATTGGAATTGTGAACCTGAATAAATTTACTTACGTGCTTTTGCAAGAAGAGCACAGCAACCAGATGCAACCTGTGCAACCGTATCAACATCTAATCTACCGTGAGTAGCATCTACTACTAAATCTATCATATTATGTAAAACATTCTGATCTATCATGTCTAAAAGCAACTTTTCTTTTTCATCACTGATTGGAGCATCGACAATAACCTGACGAACTAATTTTATTGCTAAATCTTTTTTCTCCGTACCCTTTAAATCTGTAGATTCCGCACATTCCATAGATAATTTAAGTACACTTATAACCGTATCAGCAGTGATATCCATATCACCTATCTTTTCTTTCAACATCTTCATGACATCTTCATTAATAGACATCTTATATTAGTTAAAGACAAAAAATTTAAATTTAACAAGTTAAATTCTTTTTTATCCAACCGCGAATTCTTTCGTCTGTTGGTACCAACATACTAAGTAACCCATCCACCATATATTTTTTTTCTGTAAAATTATCTGTTGTACTACATAACATCAAAACATTATAAATTACTTTTAATAATCTATCATCATATATGGTTTTAATTTTCTCAAATACTTTGTCTATGTTAACTGTTTCTTCTGTATTTTCTTTAAATAAATCTGGTGCTTCCATACCTAGCACATTTTTATAAAGTTTTAAAGTATGTATAATAGATGTTTGGTCACTTTTTTCATATGTTACCATTAAATTTTCTAATCCTTTAATTGCCTCTATTAAAATAAAATTAAATATTTTAATTTTTTCATTTTTATACCATTTATAATAACGTCTAATTGCATGAAATAAATAATACAGGTCATCTTTTCCATCACTATTATACCATCTCCAAGCCCCTTGAAACATAGTTGGGAACTGTAATTGCAATATATTATCCGATACACTCACCTTTGTTCCTATTGGACATGATGACAATAAAGCCAACTGAACCATTACTTGTAACGGTTCTAATATCATATCACTTCTTTCTTTTTTTTTACTAGTAACTACTTCCATATATTATATGTATACAGATTTTTCTTATATTTTTATCATAAAGCAATTAAAAAACTTTCAATAATATATTTAATGGACAATCATGAAAACATTACACTAACTGAAATACTTTTACCAGAAAATAATAAATATGTTAAACAATTTTCTAGTTTCTCTGAAGAAAAACAATTACAAATATTAAAACTAGGATTATCTACTTTTACATATTCTACTGATAAATTTAAGACTGTTATAAATGGTGAAAAAGAAGATATTATTGATAAATTAACTGGTAAACATACCAAAGAAATGAATGATATAAATAGCATCAATTCATCTTTACAATCAACAATAAGAAAATTAGAGAAGGAAAACAGAGAACAACAAAAGATATTTAAAAATACTTTAAATGATAAAATTCAAGATGAAAAACAAAGTATCAAAATAAATATTAATAGAATTTATGGAGAGAAAATACAAGAATTAGAAAATAAAATTCATGTTCTTGAAGAAAAAAAAGAAGAACTTAATAACCAAAATCATTTACAACAAAAAGAATATTATGAGAAAATTATTCAAGAAAAAAAGCAATCATCTGATGAAATAAATAAAGTAAGATTAGATTACCAAGAAAAAATAGAAGAATATAGACGACAAATGGAGATTTTTCAAAAAGTAAATCAAAATTCAACATTGAAAGGACAAAAAGGAGAAGATATTATGTATAATATTCTTATTGAACTTTTTCCCGGATGTCAAATCGATACGCATACAAGTAAAGAAGGTCATAAAGGCGATTTTTCTCTTATAGATGATACACATAGAGGAATGATAGAATCTAAAAATTATAAAAAAAATGTTCCTAAAAATGAAATTCAAAAATTTTATAACGATATCGAAAATAATAATGAAATAGATTATGCTATTTTGTGTAGTTTAAAAAGTGGTGTAGCCAATAAACCAAAAGATTTTACTCTTGAATTTATTAATGGTAAACCTGCTATTTTTCTCCATAAAGTCAAAAATAGCAAGAAAAGTGTTTATCTTGCTTATACTGTTTGTAAACTTATTTTAAAAAATATGGATTGTTTTGACATAACAAAAGAAGAAAATCAAATTAAAATGAAACAAATAGTTAAAAGTTACTTTCAAAATCATAAAAAAATAGTTTCTATGTCAAATGATTACAACAAAAACGTAAATGAAATGTTAGAAAAGCAACTAGATGATTTTAATACTATATTAAAATTAATTAATATGACTAGTTAGGTTTTTCATGTTTCAATAAATCTTTATATACAGATTCTACTTTATTAGATGTTAATTTATTTAATACTTTATCTATAGTTTTACTATTATATTTTTTTTTTGTTTTATTTAAAAATCTATTTCTAGATGGTTTATGTTTTTTTAATTGAATTTTTAATCTTCGTTTATATTCATCTGAAATACTATTTTTATATTTTCCTTTAATAGAATTAATGTTGTCAACTCTTTTTAAAGCCATAAATTTATTAAAATCAATTATTTCTCTTTCTCCTAGAAAATCGCCAGACCAAACAATTTTTTTCCTTTTACTTGGTAAAATATGAAATTTAACTGTTTTATTTTTTTTTGATTTTGATTTTGTTTTTCTTTTTTTTGTTTTTTTTTGTGTTTTCATTTTATAAATTATAAATATAAAAATAAAAATAAAAATAAAATATTTTAAATGTATATGTCAGATTATATTTATAAAATATGTGTTTTTGGTAACTACAACACTGGAAAGACCAGTTTTTTGAATTATTTACAAAAATTTAAATATGTAGACTACTATGAACCAACAATAGGAGTAGAGTATAGTTCTAAAACAATGCCTTTACCAAATGACGAAACAGTAAAACTTACATTTTGGGATTGTGCAGGACAAGAACGTTTTCATAGTGTTACAGATAATTTTTTTAAAGATGTTACTGCAGGACTTCTTTTTTTTGATATTACGAATAAAAAAAGTTATGAAAGTATTATAAGATGGGTTGAAAAATTTAGAAAAAATAATGATAAAAATATTCCTATTGTATTAGTAGGTAATAAAATAGATAAAGAAAATAGAGTAATTTCAAAACATGATGTATATATTTTAGCAACCGACTATAATTTATCTTATATAGAAATTAGTGTTAAGAAAGGTATTAATATAATGAATACAATAGATTTACTAGTAGATAAAATATATTCACAAAAAGATGAAAATAATAATATTATTAAAAATGAAGAAAAAAGAAGTTTACTTTTAAATGAAAAACAATATAGATATAGTTGTAGCGAATGCTGTATATGTTAAAACTGATACAATGATGTTGCATATATTGAAAAAGACCAATCTTGGTCATTCAAATTTACTTCAAAACCTTTATCGTTTAAAAGACGAACTTTAAATTTTCTTAATTTAACAGGTCCAAAATATACTCGTTTTGTATATTCTGGATTTCTATTTCTAAATACTATTGCATTTGAATAATCTTGTCTAGTTCTGTTAATAGGTATTCTTGTAAGTAAATCACTAGAATTTGGAGATTTATATCTATTAACAACAGTGGCAACTTTTGTACCATCTGTCAATTGAATTGTTCTCCCCGATGTATTCGCCAAAGTAATTTGCTCTACTGTATATTGTTGTTTTTTTGTTAAATTTGAAACTAAATCAGTATTTAGTTCATTTTCAGCGCATCCTCTATCAGCAGGTGGTCCTGCGACATCTTGACATTTCCATCCTTCGCCATCATCTTCTGTTTTTCCCTGATAATATTCACTATTACCGTACCGTTTGTCCATAGTTTGTGAATTATAATATTTTGGAAATTTAAAATTTTTACTAGCATTATCTACTAATGATATTAAATCTTTGTTTGGTTTATTATTATTAAAATCATCCAATGTTAACAAAAAATACTTTGGTCCAAAAGTATCTAGTAAAGAAGATGCAGTTATTTTTTCACTTCCTGATAATGTTAAATTTTTTATACGAAATCCTAAAAGCCATCCTAAATTGTATCCAATTTTACTACCAGGAGATGGTGTTTTAGAACCTTTTTCATTTAAAGTTTTTTGAGCAGCACAACCACTGCTTTCAGAATCTTCTATATAAAATTTAATATATGTTTCATGTTTATTATTTAAATTTTCTATTGTAACTTTACCACTAATAGGACTATAATAAAATTCAACTGGTATAGCATTAAGATTACATTCTGTATTTAACAAATCCATTAATTGTATAGGTGTATAGTTTCCTTCTTCTAATTCAACTTTTAATGTTTGATATTCAGTAACGGGTGGTTCATAATTTACTATAAATGATTGAGATAATCCAACTCCAGTAGACGGTATAACACCATCTATAATAACATCATTAAATCCTAATACTCTATTACCTCCAGTATCTCTAATTTTAAATATTACTCTCCATCTGTTTCCTACTTCACTAGGATTATAAACAGTAGGATTTTCACCATTACTAAATTGTGTGTTAAATTCCCCAACCCATAAATTATATATAGTGTTTTCGTCTAAATCATCTGATGTAAAAGTTAATATTGAATGTAATCCGGGACCTCCATCATCATCGTAATTTCCACTTTCCCATACAATATCACTAGATTTACCACTATTAGTTGCTTTTGTAATACCTATTTCAGGATCATGTGTATTTCTTTCTTGTTGAATACCCCTTCCTCTTCCCCACCAATGCCACCAATATCTAAGATAAGGTGGCCGTGGAGGTGTTACAGTTTCAATGGTTAATACATGGTTACTTTCTAATTGAGGAATTTTGATATCTGCTAATTTAGATAAATCTCTTTCCATATATGTAAATTCTAGAGCATTTGTACCATAATCACTTGAAAAAACATACCACGAATTTGGTATTTCTACACTTTCCAAACTAATATCTATAACATTAATCAATGGCTGATTTAAGTTAACTGTATAATTAGTAGGCTGAAATAATCTTACTTCAGGATTAAGATTGTCTACTGTAAAATTACCATTATCATCTTTACAATTATCTGAAATAGGATTTAATATCTCTCTATACTGACTATCGAAATTTACTATTCTCCTAATTTTATTTATTGTAACTGGATTTCTACTTCCCTGTGTAGTTTCTTTTGTAGCATAACTTCTTTCTTGTGATAATTTTTTTATACCTATAATATCTCTATTTGTATCTAATATCAAGTTTTTTTTTGATTCTTCTTTTTCATCTAAATATTGCTCTGTTAGCACTTTACTAGATATTGAATCATCCACTTCATAACTTTCTTCCCACGTTTCTTTATTAAAATTTTGAAAATTTTCTATTAAATATTTACCTACATCATTAAAAAATTTTATATATTTAGGCTTTTTTTTATATCTTTGTTTTAGTCTTGTAATTTTATGTACAATTATATCTTCATTTGTAGGAACCTTATCAAATTGTAGCAATTGAATTAATTCATCTAAATCATAATTTTCCACATTAAAATCTATTTCATCCATTAATATATATATATTTATTACTTTTTTTTAAAGTAAAGACAATCTCATTATTATATAATGAATAAAGGACAAATGAAAGGTATTATTTTTGCACAACTTAAAGCAAATAGTTCAAAAATTCAATTTGGTCAATCTATTAAAACTTTTAATTTATTTGATTCACAAGATAAAATTACACAACATTTAGAACTAACTGGTAATGAATTTAAACAATTATTTTATACTACATCAAATTTTACTATGCCTACACAGCAAAATGGTGAGACTGTTTTAGGAGATTTTTGTCAACTAGACCAATGGTGTGAGTCAACTAATATAGGAGAAGTTATTAAATCACCTTATTTTTTTGATTTTAAAAATGAAATATTTAAAAATTGGCAAAAAGATTTAGGTGTTAATATTTGTAATTGGGATAGTTTTAACAATAAAAGACTGTATAAGGAGTTAGACAAAATAAATAACTGGATTGAAAATAAAAATTATGAAGTAATAAAATCATTAAATTATCAAGAATTAATAAATACGTTAAAAACACCAAAACTAATGAAAGGAAATCTTATACATTTATCTATCCTTATTAAAAATGAAAATCCTAATATTTCCACTATAGAAACCGTGTTAAATTTTAGAATAAGTAAAGATGAAAATTAAAATTGAACATTAATTATTATAAAAATAATATAATCATTAATCAAACTATGGCATCACTCGCAGGAGAAACAAAAAAGTCAACTAAAACCAAAACCCCTCCAACACAGTGTGGTATTTGTTGGAATGATTGTAATAAATCAAACCGTAAGGTTGTTAAATGTCCATACTGCCCATTGGAGGCTTGTAGGACTTGTGTAAAATATTATTTGACATCTAAAACTGATTTGGCTCATTGTATGGGTTGTAATAAACCGTGGGATAGAAAATTTCTTCAAGATGCTTTGACAAAAAGTTATTTTAGCGGAACATGGAAAAATCATCGTAAGGGTATGCTTTTTGAAACAGAAAAGGCCCGATTTCCAGATACAATGCCAAAGGTTGAAAAAGTCATTAAAATAAAAAAACATGAAGAAGATTTAAAAACTCTTAAAGAGGCTGAAGATGAAGCCTATACAGCATACATTGCAGCAAAACACAAGGTAAATGCAGTAAATAGTAAAATTCAAGATATTAAATATGGTTACAATAGTTCTAAAGAAGAAAAGAAAGTATTTATTAAAAAGTGTCCAGGAGATGATTGTACAGGATTTCTTTCTTCAGGATATAAATGTGCTTTGTGTGAAGCCAGAGTTTGTTCTAAGTGTCATGAAATTATGGGTTTTACACCTAATTGTAAGGAAACTCATGAATGTGATCCTAATACAGTAGCCGCTGTTGAACTTATTAAGCAAGAAACGAAACCTTGTCCGCAATGTGCTTCTCCTATTTACAAAATTAGTGGATGTGACCAGATGTGGTGTACTTGTTGTAATATTGCATTTAGTTGGAGAACTGGACTAAAAGTTACGGGTACAATTCATAATCCTCATTATTATGAGTTTATGAGGCAAAATGGTGGAAATGGTGTTCAAAATCCGGGAGCAGTTAATTGTGGTGGATTACCATATCATAATCAAATGACTACTGCTACTAGATACTTAAAGCATTATAAAGATAATTTTGGTTCGTTTTATAACTGGTGGATAAGTGATGCAACAAATTATTTGCCAATGGTTCATAGAGGGGCGCAACATTTTCAACATACTATTCTGGATCCCATTCGCAGAGATATACAAAGAAATCGTGATAATGAAGATTTAAGAGTACGATATATTATGAAAGAAATTACAGAAGATAATTTTAAAACAACATTGATAAAGAGAGATAATGCTTTTGAAAAAAAGCAAAGTATGCTTCATATTTATGAATTGATGGGTGCTACTTTTGTAGAAACAACCATTTCTATTTATAATCTTTCGATTGCATTTTACAACGAAATTAAAAATAAAAAAATTCAAAGCGAAGAAGTTCAAAATAGTATAAAAAAGTTTGTTGATATGTATAAAGAAAGAAAGTTGAATTTAGATAAGGTTCGACAGTATTGCAATAAAGAACTCGTTAAACTTTCATTAGTTTACAATCAAGTAATTGAAATAATAGATGATAAATTTATTACTTCTAAAATGAAAAAACAAGAATGTCAGAAAATATTGAAATCAAATAACTTTTCATTTGTTCCTGTTTATAAAAATGAAAGAATACAATATACAAATGGTAAAACATATAGAACTAGGCGACCTAAGTATGTAGGTTTAGATGAATAATGTAGTAAAGAATTTACATACAATATCTAATAATTGAAAATCTTTTTTTAATGCTTCACATATGTGACCTTTTTTGGTTTTACCACATAAACGACATTTTTTATTTTCTTGTATTTTTTTAACGATTATTTTACTGCAAACATGATTCTTTTTTGGAAGTCCGCATTTACTACATCGATAACTCCTCTTTTCTGGTTTCCTAACGTTTTGACATGTCAAAATTCTATCGAAACTTAAAATACTACAACCTTGTCCTCTTTTAAAATGATTATATCCATAAAACAAAATAGTTTCAAGAAGTTGAAGTATTTTTTTATTTTTTTCTGTTTTTAAAAGTGACTCTCGTGAAATATGATAATCACCTTTATAAACATATCGATTCCATGTTTGACTTTTATATATTCTAGTTCGATTACTAGGAATATAAATATTTTGAATTAATCCAATACCCATTATTTGGTTTTCATCATTATTCATTTCAATAACAAAAATATACTCATTTTTTTTGATATTGGTTGCAATTTTTTTATCGAATCCGTAAATACATCCATCCCATCTTTTTTTCTCTTTCCACTTTAAATTTTCCAAATATGTTTTATTGTTAAATCTTGCTGTTCCTATATGAAATGGTTTTTTTTTATATAATTGTGGCATTTGTAATAATTATCTTATTACAAATATCTCTCCAAATCAATTTATCGTTTCTTTCTGCGTGATTTTCTTCTGCGTGATTTTCTTCTGCGTGATTTTCTTCTGCGTGATTTTC